ATCACAGGGAGGATGGCTCACGCCTCTCCTAACATGGCGCAGGTCCCAGCTGTGTACTCACCCTACGGTGCAGAGTGCAGAGGTTGTTGGACTGTACCCTCTGACAAGAAAGTTCTTGTTGGTATAGATGCATCGTCAATTGAATTGAGAATGCTATGCCACTACATGAAGGACGAGGACTACACCACACAGGTTGTCTCCGGTGACATACACACATACAACCAACAGCTGGCAGAACTACCCAGCAGGGATCAGGCAAAGACATTTATCTATGCTCTCCTGTACGGTGCAGGTGCTGCCAAGATAGGATCAATCATTGGGAAAGGTGCAGCGGAGGGACAGCAGATCATGGACAGGTTTTTCCTAAATCTATCGTCCTTTCAAGACCTCAAGACCAAGGTAAACAAAGCAGCAGAGCGCGGGTGGATCGCTGGTCTAGACAAGAGGACACTCCACATACGCACCGTCCATGCATCTTTAAATACGCTCCTACAAGGTGGCTCTGCCATACTAATGAAGAGAGCACTGGTCATCTTTGACAAGCTTATCAAGGAGCAAGGACTAAACGCTATCTTTGTTGCCAACGTACACGATGAGTGGCAATTAGAGGTTGACAAGGACCATGGAGATGTGGTAGGTAAGCTCGGAGTTGATGCCATCAAGAGAGCAGGTGACTACTACAAACTGCGTTGTCCTCTTGACGGTGAATACAAAGTTGGAACCAGCTGGGCAGAGACCCACTAGAAAGGAGGTACAAGTGGACGTTTACATGCACACAGGACTAGCCTTGGCGGTTATCATAGTGGCTTTCCTAATTGGTTACTATGTGTCTATGGCTCAACACGTAGAGAAAGGAGTTACGTTTACCCTTGACAAGCTTGAGAAAGAAAACTTAATCAGGGTCAACGACACAGCTGAAGGCAAGAAGATACTATCAATCTCTGAGGTGCACGGTGAACTCATGGACGAGAACACAATCCTGAAAGATAACGTGTACCAGCTGGAGAAACAGTTGAACACCTCCAGAAAAAAACTTGTTGACAAACTTGTTTAAGTCTGTTATACACCACTCACACTAACAAACAGAAAGGAGAACTATTTCATGGGTATTATTCAGGGCAAAGCGTATTGGGCAAAGGTTGATCCCAACAATCCCTCTCAAATCTACAACACCACTGGCCCCTACGACAAGCAGTGGTCGATGGATGTCACACTGGACGAGGCAGCAGGTGCCGTTCTTCAAGCCTTCGACATGGACGCAAGCATTCGCGACGGTAGTGAAGAAGCCGTGGCGGCTGGCAAAGGTCGGATGCTCAACGGTAAACCCACCCTTGTCTACAACAAAGGTCATATCTGTGATGACTTCTACTTTACTTTCAAGTCGAGGGCTTTCGACAAGATGAACAACCCCAAGCGTCCACCGTCGATTGTCGATGCAGATCGTAACGACATCACGGGTACGCTTATCGGTAACGGTTCGCTTGTCAATGTAAAGTTCAACGAGTGGCAGAACCCTGCGTCTGGTAAGACTGTCCTGTATCTCAACGGGCTACAGGTGATACAACTTATTCCGTATGAGAAAGACGGTGGGTTTGAAGTTATCGAAGGTGGGTTCAAAGGTCAACCCCGTAACACCTCCACGGTGACTGTTGAAGAAGATTTTGAATCGGTAAGTCTCTAGGAAAGGAGAAACTCTATGGCTAAATCAACTGCACAATCCCGTGTACTTCGCGCACTCAAGAGTGGCTACCGTGTCACTCGCAAGACCAGCATTGAGCGTGGCTGGGCTGAGAATTTAACGGCGGCTATCTCAGCTTTACGAAAGAAAGGTTATGAGATTCTTTCGGTTCGCGTTCCAATGCCTGATGGTGGAGTCTACACTCGTTATAAGTTAGTAGGCTAAACCATGACTAAGAGCAAGATTAGTTCTCTTCTGCAGGATATTGAGGAGAGACTAGAAGAAGGTGGGGCTGTGGACGAGTCTAATCTTGCTCTCTTTCTGGAGGAGATGGGGGAGATCATGGAGCGTTTCTTCTCCGAGGGTAACTCCTACAGTACAAAAGGAAGAATGAGACTTTCAGCAGTGGGTAGAGAAGATCGTAAGCTTTGGTATGAATATCAAGGGTACGACAGACCAAACTTAACGACATCAAACAGAATGCGATTTGTCTTTGGTCACATACTGGAAGCTCTCATTCTCCTTCTTGTCAGAGAAGCAGGACACAGTGTAGAGGATTGTCAAAAGAAAGTCACAGTCAATGGAGTTGATGGTCATATTGATTGCGTTATCGATGGAGAACTGGTTGATGTTAAGTCTGCTTCTCCGTATGGGTTTAAGAAGTTTAAGGACGGATCAATAACAAAAGGCCAAGACCCCTTTGGTTATATGTATCAGCTAGGTTCTTATGCCAACGCACTGGGCAAAGACAGAGGTTACTTTCTCTCTGTTGACAAGAGCAGTGGTGAACTGAACTTGCTCAATGTAAATCTACAAAAGGTAGACGCACCAAACCGTATTGACTTTCTGAAGGATACACTGGTAAAAGATATACCACCGGACAGATGTTACAAAACTGTGGAGGACGCTTCTGGTAATCACAAGCTACCTTCTGGGTGTAAGTTCTGTGACTTCAAAGTGGAGTGTTGGAAAGATGCAAACAACGGAGTGGGTCTAAGAAGATTTAACTATGCCAATGGACCAGAGTTCTTTACGCATGTGGAGAAGATGCCAAGAGTGGAGGAGGATTTTCTGTGAGCACAGTGGTGGACATAACTGAGGATGAGCTTGATCATTGTAAGCAGCTGGGTATCAAGCGTCACATGGCAAAGCACCCTTCCTTCAGAGACAAGAGCGTTGTACCTACCAAGCAGCTGTACACTGGTGAGTCGCATGTGCTAGGAATTCTAGGTGAGTACGCATATCACAAGATCACAGGCTCCAAGATTGATGAATGTATCTACGAAAGAGGAGATGCGGGTTACGACTTTGAGGAGAACGGATCAAAGGTTGAGGTCAAGGTCAGCACCTTTGGTCCCTCTGGTACAGAGTTGAAGATACCTAAGAAAGAATACGAAGAAAGAAAACCAGATGAGTATGTCCTTGTTTATATTAACAAGAACAATCTCAAAGATGTCACCGTGCTAGGAAAGATTAGCAGGAAAAACTTTGACAAGAAGAAACGTGAGAAACAATATGGACCAAGGTACCCTGTTAATTATATCGTAGGCGCGGAGGACCTCGATGCACTGGACGTTTAAAGACGACAAGACCAGAGTACCACAACCTGATGAGTACTTTGGTTTTGTATATGTTATCACCAATAAGCTTACCACCAAGCAGTACATTGGGTGTAAGCAATATTGGCAGATGCGTAAGCGTAAGAAGCACAAGCCATCCAACTGGCGTGTCTATACCTCGTCATCAAAAGATTTGAACGAGGACATTGACAAGCTAGGCAAGAGACGGTTTAAGTTTGAGATCATACAAGAATATAAAACAAAGAGAGGGCTACACTACTACGAACAATTCTATCAGATGAAGCACCATGTTCTCACCGCTGTTATCGAAGGATCAGATGAGCCAGCCTACTATAACAAGAACATAGGTGGGGTCAGGTTTTATGTTCCTGTTGAAAGGTTTGAAGACCCTGAGTGGATAAAAGAAAGATATCATAAACCTGAATACAAAGAGAGGATAAAAGAAAAATATCGTAACCCTGAATACAAAGAGAGACACAGTGAAGCAGTATCTAAAGGAATGTGTAAACATCTTTACAAGATTACTTTTGAAACTGGTGAAGAAATAATCATTAATAACATTAACAAGTGGGCAAGAGAAAACAATTATGACCAATCAAATTTTTTTAAGATGCTAATTAAAAAACGGAAAAGACACAAAGACATAGTAAAAGTAGAAAGACTGAGTGATGAAGAGAAGGAGTAGTGACGCTGTACTACAGACATTGGAAGAGGGTGTGCACGATCATCACACACCTGAGAAAGTTCTGTGGCTCTGTGTCATCCTACAACAGTTACTAGATGCCACCAAGCCTGTCAAAGAATATGATAACACAGAGGTAAAGTTAGTCAGGGATCAGGCAGAGGCGTGGATATTCTCATCTATAGGTGTAACAGCAGAGGACAGAGACACGGTATGTCACCTTGCAGGTATAGACCCGGATGCTTTCAAGTCTTTTGCCAAGCAGGTTATCAGAACCAAAGAGAAGACCTTTATCCGAAAGAGGATCAATGCGATACTTCATGAAGATAATAGTTAGTCTAACAGAGAGAAAGGATCAATTAATGAAGAAAGCTATCGACAAACAGGTTGGAGGTGACCACTATAAAACCTGTAAAATTCAACCAGTTGAGTACATAGAATGTAATCAGCTTGGTTTCCTAATGGGTAATGTAGTAAAATACGTGACTAGGTATGCGGTCAAATCAAATGTTCAAGACCTTGAAAAAGCCAAACACTACATAGAACTTCAGATGCAACTCCTAGACGAGGGCAAGCTATGAGAGATTATCTAGGAGACAAGAGAGCATCAGAGATTCTGTGTAGAAGACTTCGTAAACAATATCATGACATGGGTCTTACAGATGTCAGGGTATGGGCAGAACCATTTGAGATTTCAGCTACGAAAATGTGGGCTATTCGGTCTGACTTGACCAAGAAACATCCCGAACTTTTTGAATTTTAATGTCGATGCCACTACTTGAAATACGTGGCGACGAACTTATATTTGACGGTGAGAAGCTGGCAGATATAAGCTCTGTCGCTGATGAATACACAATTAAACAGTTTGAGTACTGGTTAGAATTTGTAACAGAGGAGATTGTTGATGACAATTACGAATGGTGAAGTTACCCTGCCAACCAACTACCAGTCATTTATTCATATGTCCCGGTACTCACGTTGGTTAGAAGACGAGCAGCGAAGAGAGACATGGGAAGAGACAGTCGATAGGTATCTGTCCTTTATGGCACAGCACCTTGGCGACAACTACAGCTATGATCTCTTTGGCAAAGAGTTAGAAGAGCTAAGAGATGCAATGCTCACGCTCAAGGTTCTTGGTTCTATGCGAGCACTGATGACAGCTGGTCCTGCGCTAAAGCGTGAGAACGTAGCAGGGTACAACTGTTCCTATCTTCCTGTTGATTCGCCCCGGTCCTTTGACGAATGCCTGTACATTCTGATGAACGGAACAGGTGTAGGCTTCTCTGTTGAGCGTCAATACATCAACAACCTGCCCACCATACCTGATCAAGAGTTTGAGAACACAGACGACATGATCTCTGTAGCTGACTCCAAAGAGGGTTGGGCCAGAGGTCTGCGTGATCTTATCTCTCTTCTGTACACCAACCGTATACCCAAGATTGACACCAGCAAAGTACGTCCAGCTGGTGAGCGATTGAAAGTGTTTGGTGGTAGAGCTTCTGGTCCTGCACCTCTGGAAGAACTGTTTGACTTCACCATACAGACGTTTAAGAAAGCCAAGGGTAGAAAGCTTACATCTATTGAGTGTCATGATATCATGTGTAAGATTGGACAGGTGGTGGTTGTAGGTGGCGTCAGAAGGTCTGCCCTGATCTCGCTTTCTAACTTGACTGATGAGCGTATGCGTATGGCTAAGAGTGGTGAGTGGTGGGTAGACAACCAACAACGTGCACTCTCCAACAACTCTGTCTGCTACACAGAAAAACCTGACATGGGTATCTTTATGAAAGAATGGCTTTCCCTGTATGAGAGCAAAAGTGGAGAGCGTGGCATTTTCAACCGTGTATCTGCACAGGAGAAAGCATCGTCCAATGGTAGGCGTGATAGCGACGTAGACTTTGGCACCAACCCTTGCTGTGAAATTATCTTACGTCCTTATCAGTTCTGTAATCTGTCAGAAGTTATCTGTAGAGCAGAGGATACCGTGGCTACACTGAAGGAAAAGATTAGACTGGCCACCATCCTAGGTACATTTCAGTCTACCCTGACAGACTTTGGCTACCTGCGTAAGCGTTGGAAAGATACCACAGAGGAGGAGCGTCTGCTCGGTGTGTCACTGACAGGTATCATGGACTGCCCCGCTGTGTACAATGCCAAGCCAGAGACACTACAAGAACTGAGGAACATGGCTGTAAAGACCAACAAGAAGCTGGCAGAGAAGCTAGGCATCAAGCAGAGCGCAGCTGTCACCTGTGTCAAACCTTCTGGTACTGTGTCTCAGCTTGTTGACGCAGCATCTGGTATTCATGCAAGACACAACCCGTTCTATGTCAGGACAGTCAGAGGTGATAACAAAGACCCACTGACCATGTTCCTCAAAGACAAAGGTGTACCAGCAGAGCCAGACTTCACTGCACCTGACAGTGTAACCGTCTTCTCTTTCCCCATGAAAAGCCCAGAGGGTGCTGTGTGTAGGTATGACATGAGCGCCATTGAGCAGCTGGAACTGTGGCTCAAAATAGCTGACAACTACTGTGAACACAAGCCATCTGTTACTATCTCTGTCAAAGAACATGAGTGGTTGGCTGTGGGGTCATGGTGCTGGGAACACTTTGAGTCTCTCTCTGGTATATCTTTTCTCCCGTTCTCTGATCACTCCTACAAGCAAGCACCGTATCAGGACATTGAGAAAGATATTTATGGTGACATGGTAAAGAAGATGCCACCTATCATTGACTGGACAGAGCTACAGGGATATGAAAGAGGTGACACAACCAGCGGATCGCAGGAACTAGCGTGCACTGGTGGTGTATGTGAAGTAGTAGACATAGGAGCATAGATATGACATCATATGTAGTTGAGATGCAAGAAGACATGGCGCAGTCACTGACCTGCACGTTTCTAAAACAGATCAAAAAGGATACCGCTGATGGAGGTGTAATGGAAGCGTGTGATATTATTCTTACTTATTTAAACCCAATCAAAGAGTTTAATGACTCTGGGTTTACAGATAGCTTTGATGCAAAAGCAACGGAGGCGTTAAAATGAGACAGTTTGTATTTGATTGTTGGAACGGTGTGATGAACGCAGAGATAAGTCCTTTGAAAAATATAAAGGACTTGCAGGTAAGACACCTAGTCCTACAAACACTTGCTTGGATGTGGTGTATCACATTCTCAATTATGATAGGAGATTTACTATTCTTTGGTTATACTCTTATTGCTCACACCATTCTTATAGTTGCCATAGTGGTAACAGTGAGCACATTTGAAACTGCCAGAAGAAGTCCCAATAGTTTTAACTTTGTCAAGAAATATCATACACCCTCCAGAAGCCGTTATCAATGGCACAATGGTAAGAAGATAGTTTACCCAGATGGTGACCCCGGTGGGGAGCATGAGTGAAAGAAAGAGACTGGCTAACAATTATTACAAGTTTAGTATTGACTAGCTACCTTACCTATGTTATAGGTTCAGCTATCATCAACACTGTATGCGGAGGATGTTTGGTAGGATGAACGGTATGGAAGTTACACTGATAGACCACATGGGTTCTGACCTGACAGTGGTAAACGCTGCCAGAGTTTCCTTCAACAAGGAATCAGACTGGGAGTCAGTACCAGAGGCAGGACCTGTGCGTGATCTACTGAAAGAGTCAGACGAGAAACTTATCAACTACCTTGCCAAGCACAATCACTGGACACCCTTTGCTCATACCTCCCTTCAGTTCAGGATCAAGGCTCCTATCTTTGTGGCTAGACAACTTGGTAAACATCAGGTGGGTTTGGTCTGGAACGAGATCAGTAGGAGATACGTTGACTATGAACCAGAGTTCTATTACCCAGAATACTGGAGAGGCAGACCAGAGAACAAGAAGCAAGGTAGTTCAGAGGAGGAGATAGATATTAATCCTTCTAACGGTTCTGGTCATCTTATGGTAGATCACTACACGCAAGCTATACATTCATGCAACTGGACATATCAAGAGTTACTCAGAAAAGGTGTGGCACCAGAGATGGCACGTATGATTCTCCCGCAGAGCATGTTCACTGAGTGGTACTGGACAGGTAGTCTTGTCTCGTTTGCCAGAGTATGTTCTCTCAGGATCAAGATAGATGCACAGGAGGAGACCAGAGACATTGCTTCTTTGATAGAGATAGAGTGTGCCAAATGTTTTCCCATTTCTTGGGATGCGCTAATGTAGCTTCCGTAGCTCAACTGGATAGAGCAACAGACTTCTAATCTGTAGGTTGCAGGTTCAAGTCCTGCCGGGAGCGCCACTATTTGCTTGATATAAAATAATTAATGTGTTATAATCTTCACTGAGGTGCCGTTGTTGGGCCTCTTAACAACTTGCTGAAAAGGAGTTTACATTATGAACGATGTATTCAAAACACAATTGACCACTGATATGTTCAACAGAATGCTGGGCATGAATAACCTAGTAGCTGTCCTCAACAACATCAGCTATGAAGACAACAAGTATCCCCCTCACAACGTATACAAAGACGGTGACAACTATGTAGTGGAGATTGCTCTTGCTGGTTGGGAAGAGGATGATATCTCTGTCATTGTAGAGAACCTTGAACTTACCATCAAAGGTGAGAAGCAGGACTCAGATGCACCTGCAAAGCACATGGCTTACAAGGGTATATCTACCAAGAACTTTAGTAAGAAGTTTGTGCTTGCGCCTCACTACGTGGTGACAGATGCCACGTTCAAGAACGGGCTACTGACCATTGAAGTCAAGCATTTTCTACCGGAAGAACTAAAACCTAGAGAGATTAAAATCTCTACCTAGGGCATATCTCTGCCCATGTTTCATTATGGGTAAGAATAGTTCTGGCTGTGGTTGGAGTGAGGACATCCTCTTCATGTACAAGGATGGGCTTCACCCAACTGCAGTTACTTTGGGAGGCCCCAACGCTTATGCAGCTGCTCAGAGACAGCATCGCTATGAATACGATCAATCCTTCTTTCAATCTCATTAGCCTTCTCCACTATCTCTGATTCTTTTTCTAGCTGTTCTACCTGTGCAGATTTCTTCCCTGCTCTATAAGCAAAGAGCATAGGTATAACCTTGGTAATAAATCCTATGATGTTACCAAAGATAGAAAGCATCAGGCGTCAATCAGTTGGGTGAGGTCCATCAAGTGGATGCTCATTCTTTGGCTTCATCTACTTTTTCCGTAGAACCTTCAGCTACCTTGACCTCAATCTTTTCAACTGGCTTTTCTCCAGTCTCTTTGGCTTTACCAAAGGTAAGAGATGCCCACTCAAGAAGCTTGTAAGCTTTGCCTAGCCAAGAGTCAGGGTCAGGAGTTTTGGTGCCACCAACAATTACACTGGCCACCACAACAACACCTAATACTGCTTCAATAATTTCTGCCTTGTGCATAAGAATAGTTTCAATCATCGTCCAGTATCTCCTGTGTAAATTTATTTGCTCCAGTTATTATATCATTCTTGATGTACTCTAAGACAAAAAGAAGTGACGTTGACTTTATGTTGCCAGCCATCACATCCTCTGCCAGATCACCGTCCTTGAACATAAGAAGGACAGCGCCGTCAATGCTTTCTTCTTTCACTCTTTCTTCAAGAAGAGTAACACATTTCTTCAGATGGTGCAATGCCTGCTCTTTGCCCTCTTCATTCAAGCTGCCATCTGGGTTTAGAACTGTTGAGTTTGTAAACTTAACTACATCCCCCATTGTTGATACCCCTTCCATGGTTCTGGTTTCTCAATGTCCCATATCTCCTGACCCATGCCTGCACCCTTGAACTGTACGTCTAGGTCCATATCCTTACAGGTCTTGAACAACTTCTCTAGGTCCTGTGCGCCTGCCAGTAGTTCTCCTGTTGTCCAGAAGCTCTTGTCTCCCACAGATACATTGAGATACTTTGGTTTACCCTCTTCATCCAGAGCCTTCTGGTCATCTTCAGAGGGGTCCTTACCAAGGCTCATGTCAAATCCATAAAGATGGAACTGTCGAAACCCTATGGTGTGGCCAATGCCAATGGTCCTAAGACCAGCGTTGGTTCCTCCGGTGATCATCAGTGCATCTTGTCCT